TCGCCCTTGCTTTGTCCGCAAATCTCAGCTAAATAATAAGAGTATATTGATAGTTTATCTTGAAACTTAATCAATCTTTCAGGTACTGGTGTTTTGTTGATGTTGTCAAAATACCAATCAATTAGCGATCTAATTTCCTTTATAGTTTCGTTAGGCTCGTTCATCTTGCATTACTTTATCTAACTTGTTATTAATATCCGATTGATTGTAGTTGTTGCCTGATTCAATAGGTTCTAATTGATGCAAATTAAGCTCTGTAATAATCTCGTCTGCTCTATCCCTTGTTAGTTCTCCTGAATAGATTTCAAGCTCAATTTGCGACTTCCTTTCATCGTCTAAGGCGGCCGTTCTTATTAGATTAGTAATATGTTGAACTGTTCCCGAATCAATATCCAACGTGTAATCGGTATTATCCAACTCAATGGCCTTGTTCACATATTCCCATTGATCAGTTTTAGGCAGGTATTTGCACAGTCTTTTAATTACTGTTTTTCGACACATAGCATTTTCGTGGTTGTTCCAAATACATGGAATGGTTTTGCCTTGCGCTTTGAATTTTAAATACGCCTTATAGCTTTCTGAGGCTTCACGAATTTTGTAACAGTCCTCAATGGTCATTACCTCAATTTGTTTCGTGCCGTCAGGTAATATACCAACCGCGTAAACCTTTTCTATTTTATCAGACTTATACATCGGGTTGTGAATAATTTCAGTTGATGTTCCTAACTCAACCCTAAAATCATCACCCTCACAAACACAATAAGCGTACACAGAAACAACGCTTTTTGTATCAGTGATAAGTTTGGTCAATCCTTGATATGAAGGTTCTAAAACGCAAACCATGCCTTTAGTTTTCTTATCATATCTAGGTATTAAATAAGCCTGTGGGTTAATTGGATTAAGCGTCAAGTTAACTTGTGCAACATTCAGCACGGCACTAAGCATTGATTGTTGATTACACTTTTGCAATTGCGGACTTTTATTAATTGCCTGTAAAGCAAATGAGCATTCACGGGCAAATGTCTTTTCATCCGTGAACTGCATAAAAGTATCTTTGATAACATTTAATTGCTCTCTCTTAATTACTTGCATCTTTCCTTGTTTTATAGTCGTTTGTAATTGTATCAAAATAACCCCCTAAGTCGTCAAACATTGCTTTAATATTATCCAAACACTGCTCAATTGATTGCTGGGTTTCTTCGATGCTCTTTTCTTTTTCAAATAGTTGTTTACTCATAATGGTTTGGTTTAAATGGTTAATTGGTTATACTTCAAAGTTACAATAAAGTTACTATTAATTCAAAGATATTATAATTAATTCGCTTTTTAGGTGTGTTAAAATTATCTCAACAACTTCATGTACGTATAAATCAGTACCTTTTAAATGGTGTGTAATCATCTTAAATGGTATTCTTGTGTAGAAATAGGCTGAATCTTCAATAAACTCAACACTAAAATTTTTACCAGTTCCTTTTATTTATTTAATAGTTAGTTCTTGTATCATGTAGTATGTATTTAGCGATTAATAATTTAAAGTCATAAGGATTTTCATTCTGCATTTGGCGCATGTCATTTTCAGAATTAATCAAAGCATCTTCAACGCTTTCGTAATCTCCTAATGTTCCTGTTAATTGAATTTTAAAACTGGTTAATTCACAGTATTTAATATACTCAGTAGCCGTTGGATGGTCTGCAATTATTTTAGTGCCTAATGTTACGTCAATTTGTTTTGCAAGGTTGTGAGGCTTCCAAACTTGGTTTATTGCGCTTTCTATCCTTGCCGCTCTATCAACACTTACAACGTATCTAGGATTGTCTTTTTTGAAATATCGCGTTAAAGCGTTCCTATCTGTTAGTCCTGCTATTTTTAGAACGTCTTTCTTGTATCCTTCGGGGATAGAATCGTATTTTGTTTTATAGTCCATTATTTTGTTGCTTTTTCGATTGCTTGTTTTGCTTTTATTAAATTACTATATTCGATTCCTTTTGAATCTTCATTTATAATTACATTCAAAGCCTCTAACAAATCTGGTGCAGCGGCTATTAGTTTTGCGTTGGCTTCTGCCTCTTCCTTAGTTATATCTGTATTCCAAAATGTTCTCGCAAATATCCCTTCTTTTTGAATGCCCACGTTAAACCATTTTTTTGATTCAACACATTTTAATATTTTCCATTCTTTACTCATCTTGTTTAAGTTTATAGGTTAGTTAAAAAATGTTTAATGCAATCAGGGCATGAGACTGAGTTTAATTGGCTTGTTTCAATATATCTAAACCCTTCATTCTCAACTAAGTGCCTCTCATACGCTTCTGTCATTTGATATGCATTCATTTTTTCAATTTCAAGTTCATGATCCCAATAATCATCAGATGAAATATCAAACTCTTCATTACATGTAGGGCATTCATAACGCAATATTATTATTGCATCACCTTTGATTTTCTCAATACTTTCTTGTTGGTTTAATATTTCCATTTTTAATCGCTTTTCTCCTGCCTTTTTAATAAGCCTCAATTCATTGTTTTTATTATCAGTAAAATAAGAGCCTTTCGCGTGTACAACACAGTATTCGTGTATGTTTTCATGATTGTGCATTCCTTTTATTGAAAATACAATACCCTCGGCCTCTGGTTGACTATTCTCACAGCCACAAACAATTCCTTTATTTATCATAACTCTATCCCCTACATCTATATCATTTTTTAAGTCAATCATCTCTATTTATTTAAGTGGTTAGTTAATAATATCATACTTATGCTCGAATAATCTTTTAAATAAGCGTTTATTGTTATATAAATATCTATCGTAAGCGGGGTAAACTTCATAAATATAATTAGGCCAATTAACGCCAACTAATTCATACCTATCAGTCCAAAGCCCAATACCTTCTATTACTATTTTTACTTTAATCATTGCCTTATTTTATCCAATTCTAATTGCGCTGATTCATGATATTCATTATTTAATTTCTGCAACTTTTTAAGCATATTCAGTTTAAAAACATGATCGCATTCTAAATCAGTACTTTCTAATGTTTCGGCTAGCACCTGCCTTTCTTTGTGTATTTCAGAAGTTGTTCTCATCTCTATTTATTTAAGTGGTTAGTTAATAATGTTTGTACGTAGGGAAATTCAAATATGCCCGTGAACTCTTCTAATAAAGCCCCGTTATTATAGTAAACACACCAATCGTTATAATCAAACTCAGTGCATTCATCCTTTAAAACTTCCATTATCATTTCTTCATCACAATCAAAATTTGTTATAATCGAATGTGAATCCTCTGGACTTTCTTTGTAAAACCAAAGGACTTCCATTTTACCGTCTTTAATCTCGAATTCTTCTATTATTCTTTGCATAATTTCTAAGTTTAGTTTCTTTGCTATACTGTAAAGTTACAATAAAGTTACATAAGTGGGTAGTACTTTATCAAAAAAAATCAGAAAATAAAAAAAGCCCCTACGAATAGAGGCTTTCGAAAAGACAAACAAAGAAAAATAACTATATCGTTTCGATTGGGTCTGGTGGTTCAGGCCAAACGGGGTTTTTAGGGTCAAAGCCTTGTTTTTGTGGCATATCGCGTAAAGCTTGCCAGTATGTTATCCAAGCATCGTATTTTTCTTTACTTTCGTGAGTACCTATTAAAGCCTCTTTTTGTTGCTGGTATCTATCCCAAACCCATTGAGTCTGCTTAAACCTATCAAACCGTTGTTTATTGAATATCTTTTTATCATAGGTGCTTTGGTTGTCTACAATCTCATAACTTGAGCCGTTCCACCTATGCCAATTTTTTACAGTTGTGCTATTCCTGCGAGGTCTTATACTAGGGTCTCCGTCCATCCTAACGGTTGTTGTGCTTGCATTATATTTGCCGTCTTTGGTTAAATCGGTATAACCTGCGGCTATTACGTCACCCGTTGCGTTTTCAATTAATACTTGATAGGTCATAATTCAAATTGATAAGAGATTAAAAATAAACTTAAATCATTATCCACATCAGCAACAGCATATTCAAAAATTTGTGAGCTGCTCAATTCAATAGGGAATAATACCCTTGTGAATGCGTTAGGGTCTGTATCGTCAAACATCCCCCCAACCCTAGAGGCTGGGGTTGTAGAGCTTGAACCGTCTGGCCTAACATAAAATGCATCGTCAATATTTCCAAATGATGTACGCTGAAAACTACATCTAACAAATATATTTTGCGAAATAGAAGGTACTAAAGACGAAACATCAACATTTGTGAACGTTGTTGCACTTCCTCCGTTTAACAAGATTAAAGGCGTTACATCATCGTCTAAGAACATATAACGCGTATTCCCCTTGCCTCTGGATTGAAAAACCATTATATCGCTGGATGAATCGTTATATATAGCCCCTATAAGACGTTTTTTATCGTATCCACTAGGCATTGTCGGGGCGCTATCACTTAAGCTTAACAAGCCGCCCGTTGTGCCATCACTTGATTTTTCTATTACCCATACATAATAAAGGGTACTTGAACCCTCCGCACCTGTATCTAATCCATTCGCACCGCTTGTAGTTAATGCAACGTTTTGTGTGCCTGTTAATTCTATGTCGTAGTCATCAGCGGCATTCCTACAGCATCCCGTTGATATTTGTATCGTAGTGGCTGAAACATAGCTAATTTTAAGGTTATAAATATAACCAGAAGGTAAGCCGCTTGAACCTCCACCAGCTTGCGGCTGCCATGTTACTGAGTTGGTCGCGCTATCATAGGCTGGCACATCATTATCACTTGATGGATAATTAGTTGTTGCTACACCGTATAAGTTTTGCGTACCATCATGCATTGTTAATACGCCTGTTGTTATGGTTGAGCCGTCACCGTCAGTGTCCAGCGCCATCTCACCAACTGCGTTAATATCTGCCACATTGGTTTTTGCTGGTATCCTTAAAACACTATTTAAATCAATGGTTACATTGCTTAAAAATTCTGCCTCATTGGCAAAAGTGGGAGCGCTTGTAATATACACCGTGGCATCATCCCAATTAAAGGCCATTAATTCACCCTCGTTATTGTCTTGTAATATAAATTCGTTAGTTGAATAATCAATAAACCAGTCAAATTGAATACCAGTTGACGTACTAGATAGCTCCCATCTAAACCCGACGTCTTCATTTTCAGCAGAACCAATCAAGCCATTAGGGAAAGCGTTAGGGTTTAATTTTACCGCTACATTGCCGTTTGTGTCTTTAACTTGTAAGCTCGCATCACTTAACCCACTTGAACCAAATATAGCCCGTCCATCTTCATCTAATCTTAATCGTTCAAACAAAACCCCCCCGCCTGTTTGGGCTTTAAATACAAGTTCTCCTAATTCATCATTAGCCGTATTATCATCTATTTCAGATACAATTTGCGCATATATAGTTTCGTTGTCGCTTGCATCATTCCCGATAAAATTTAAAGATGATATTTCCGAACCATTAGCCTTAATCGTGCTGCCTAAATATTGTTCTCCTATACTTGCACCACCATTTACATGTAATAATGCACTAGGGGTTGTCGTACCTATACCAACGTTACCGTCGTTTTGAAGGTGTAAACGTACTGTATTATTTGTTAAAAAGCCTAAATCGTAATTATCGGTGTTGCCTAGTGTTCTATCTGCGCCCTCTGCTTCACCACCGTTTGAAAAGTCTGCACCGCCTGGGCTAATTAAAACCTCCCACGCTGTACCGTTATATTTATAATAATTGTCGCTATCGTTGTCATGCAAAACATCACCCTCAGTAGGTGTTTTAGCCGCCCAAACACCCGAAGTACTTGAATATTCTACTATCTGGTCAACGGCCGCACCATCCCACGCAGCATCTGCGACCGTACTAGCCACCTCTATAACAATATACCTATCTCCATCGTTTTCACTTGGTGGGGTTGCGTTAATGTCTGCTAAATCTAATACGGGCGGTTTCCAGTAATTATTCCCCCATGTTAGTTCATCGTTTAAGTTCTTACGCATTACGTCACCACTAGCCGCAACACTAAAGTCTTTAGGTGGGTGTATTTGACTATTTTCTAACTCTACATGATTATTTCTTGGCATATCAATAAGTTATTATCCCGTATTTGTTTGAATTTCTTTCGTTGCACTCATATAAAGGGTATTTACTAGAATCGTCCTTTTGAGTTTCTTTTATAAAGTCATCGGCTTGTTGTTCATATTGTTGCGCATCGGCTAACGCTTGATTCCTTACTAAATTAATGCCTGCTACTGGTGCAGGGTTGCTAAATTCATCTAATTGGCTTGTCGTTCCTTGGTTCGTTATATGGTTGTTTATCTGCGGTAAACGTTCATACAAAATATAATGTGCTAACATAGGTTTTAAATAGTCATCTATTAGCGTCGCATTGTCGCTTGTTTCGGTACTAGCTGCAATTTGTGTTAATATTTCATCGTAAAAGTCAGTACCTAAAAACCTTTTAACATACTGTCTTTGTGTTTTCAATATCCATTTATCGAAAAACTCAGGTTCAAAACCGTTAGCAAATACAACCGCGTGGGTTATAACCTCCGCTGCTGTCATTATTTTTGTTGTTGCTGCCATTAATCCGCTATTAATTCACCTGAAAATCTGCATCTTACGTTAGTATCTGCCTTGTCTGTTGTTGCTTCAAACCATAAAATACTTTTTCCACTAACAACAAAAGGTAAGGGTGGGGCTACTTCAATATGATTGCCGTCTGCGGTATCTAAAGAATCCCTATATATTTCGTATTCTGCCGTAGAAACATCCGAATAAACATAGCCAAAAACATCAACATTGGGAGTTTGTCCGCTTGGTTTTATAATATTAAAATATAACCATTCAGCTAAAAAAGTAGTTGAATCTGGCACATAAAAAATACACTGCTGCGTTGTTCCTTGTCCTGCTGGCATTTGCGCCATTGTATAACCGCTTGAATTGGCCGTTATTGTAATAACCCCTTCGTTTTGTTTATTGGTTGCATTAGCTTTAAATATAGCAACCCTATTAATGCCTATCCATTGAGTTGTAGTCGTTACCGTGTTGGTGCCGTCCATATCAATTATTTCAATCTGACTTGCCCAGTTTTCATCTACTCCATAAACAACAATTTTTTGACAATGAGAGCCTAAAACAGTATCATTTGCGCTTGTGCTTACTATATCAATAGTTTCGCCACTTGTTAAGTATTGAAAAGCACCGCCCCAACTTGCAATTAATTCCGTTCCAACGTCAACATCGTCATTATAGCCAAATTTATTCCATGTCGTAGCTCCTGAAACATTGCCTAACGCCACATCACTATGAAAGTCGGCAACTACACTACCAGCGCCAGTATTTAAATAAGCCACTAAAGCCGTATGTAATTCTGTGTTATTAGCGTATGGCGTTCCTGCTATATCCTGCCAATCAAGCGTTACAGGCTCACCAGCTTGTACACTTATGTCTTTTACAATTACTTTGTTGCCTATTAAATCAACTGAGGTCGCACCTTTGGGAAAAGTCCTAATATCTCCATTACCTAAAGCTACAGAGATATACGCGTTGTTATCTGTTGGTGTTATTGCCATTCCGTTTGTTTTTTACTAAAAGGTCTAATATTGATTTATTTAATTGCGTTGTTTTCTGGTCTTGTGATTGATAGAAATTCGTTATATTATTATTTAGGTTGTTAACCGATTTTGTTAAGTTCTTAACCTCATTTACTAAGGCTGTGTTTGTTTCTATAACCTCCGATACTAGACTAGACATATCCGAATGATTGGCAAGTGCTTGCGCTGTATCATGCTGTAATTTAGACGCTCTCTTCTCAATGGTACTACCTCCTAACGTTACGTTTTTAACTTTATCAATCATTTCTGTTGTTATATCCATCGCTTGTATGCCTGTTATCTCAATTTTTTTCGGAGTTAAATATTTAATAGCAAATATTATTACTGCCATGCATATAATCATTCCTATAACTATCTCAATTTGGTTGTACTCCGCTGGTATTGTCTGTAGTAGCATCATTTATTCTATCTTCTAAGTCGATTAATTCTTCGCCCCTTTCATCTTCTAAGGGCTTATATCCTAATACTTCTCGCCCTTCATTAATAGTTAGGCATTTATTTAATTCTAAGTCGTTAGCAAGGCTTAAAGGCGCTAGATTTATAACCCCTACCTGAAAGTCAAAGCCTGCTATTTTTAACAACTTATTGAAAAATCTATTTAAAGGCCGTCTATAATCTGGAATTACCTTCATATTCATAGCCAAATCAAATTCATTTCTAATTTGTTGATTATTACCGAGGCTTCCACTTTCGGCTAATCCTGTTAAGCTTCTATACCATCCGTGCGCTGTTATTAATTGTTGGTCGGCCATCTTATCTAATACCTCGAAATGTCCTTGTTGTACTTGGTCTAATATTTGGATGTTTGCGGCTTGCTCTGGTGAATCCAATAATTGAGCAATTATTTTCCCGTTCTTACTTTCGCCTGTGAAATTATCTCTTATACTTTCAATATATTCTTTTGGGGTCATTCCTTCGGGCGGCTCTCCAAACATCTGTATTAAAGCGCTAGGCATTAACCCGTTATCTAAATCATCAATATTAAACTTACCGATTCGGTAATTAATATCTACCCAGCCACTAATTATACTAGCTATATAATCAGGCGTTCCGTAATATGATAAACTAGGAAATGTTTTAGTAATTTTTATAATAAAGTTCTTTTGCTTATCTGTACCGTCGTACATATCTAAAACCTTCATTCTAGGCTTTTGATAACCATCTAACACCCTACTAACTCCTATGTCCTCCCAATCTGGCGAAATATAAACCTTTTGGCCTGAATCCGTTTTTTTACCTAGCCTTATAGTGGTTATGTCATGATGAAAGTAAAATACTTGATTATCCTTTCTCACACCCTCAACATAAGTCGCGGCCAGCATAATCCAATCTAAAGCGCATTTATCATATAATTCCTCTAAGCTTAAACCGTCCGCGTTTAATTCGTCTATGTATTCTAATTCTTTTTCTTTGGGTTCGTAGTCTTCACCATCAACCAAATACTTTAACCCATTACCTACGGTTAACGTTTTCTTAGAATTAATAATACCTGAATTAGTACCACTTTTTAAAGTCTTTTTAGCTACATCATTAGGAAATGTATTTTTAGACTCTGGATAATACAAAACCCAATCAGTATTTATCTGGTCGGGTCTATCTGTTTCATTTGGCGCTTTACCTACGGTTGCAGCACTCGCCAATATTTTAAATTTTTTTTTCTTCTTTGCCATATGAAAAAAAGGGGGGCGGTTAACCCCCCTATTTATTATTGTTCAAATTTTGTAGCGTCTGTAGTGTCTCCCGTGAACTCTCTTTGTAGTTCTGCGGCTTTACCTTCCAAGACAATAGTATAACCGTTTTCGTCTTGTAGATCAGTACCGCCAGCCTCATTAATTGTTACTAATAAAGCGGCTTTCTCTTCTAATGTTTCATCATAACCAGCCACAAAGAATTTACTATTGTAATCCTCGTAGATAGCTACCACTTTACACGTTGTTTTCAATTCTTGAAGTGTCTTGGATTTTACTTTTTCCATCTTTGGGATTTTAAATTCGCCCGATACTTCTTGAACGTCTGAACCGTTTTCGCTGTTGCCCTCTGAACTAAAACCGCCTGTAAAGTCTGTAAATTCAAATTTATAGAACTGTACGGCTGTACTGGTTAGAGTAACGGCGCTGTATTCGTGGTCGCTGCCTGTGGTGAAGTCGGTAATATTATCGCGCTCTGTTAGCCAAAGCGTTTTAACACCACCCCGTCTTCGTTCATCACCGCAAGCCACGTCCAAACCTCCTGTTATACTCATAGTTTCTAAGTTTTAAAAGTGATTAAATAGCGATTACCGTCCACGCATCATGTACATATTGTACGCCTTGCTTCCATTTACCTTTTGAGTAAATCAACTCATCTTTCATGTCATACCAAGAAATCATTTGACCCTCTGCGCTGCTAACGTCTGCGCCTATAGCTAAGTTGCTAGGTACAGTGTATAAAATAGCGTTGTTTCCAATTTCCGCTTGGAATGGGTTTGCTGCATCTGCTAAAGCATCATCCCACTCAGGCATAGAAATAACTGGTACACCTCTAAACCTTAATTGGCTTCTACCATCTTGCAAGGTTTGCAATCCTGAATCAGTACCTAAAGCCTCTAAAGTTTCTAAGTAGTTGTCAAAAACCGTAGCCGTTACATAAAATCTTTTATCAGCTAAAGGAACGTTTCTCAATGTAGCTGGTTGATTAGTCCAAATATCTCTGAAAGCTTCTAAAGCTCCATCACTAGCCATTGTGCCACCACTTTCAATTGAAGCATTACCGCTCATGTCTAAAGAGTAACCCAAAGAACCAGAACTATCGATTAATAGTCTCCAAAAGCCGTCACAAATACCATAAAAGTTATCTGAATCTGCATCGTCACCAAACCATAATAGTTTTTGGTTGTCTTCTCTAATCATTCGAGACATTTGAGTTTGCATAATGGTATCCATTACGGTTCCTCTCAAGTCATTAATATCAGTACCCGAACGTCTAAACTCTTCGAAAATAGTAGCGTTAAATGCGTCCTCACATTGTTCTAGGTTAAATTTAATATCGCAAACAGTTAATGTTTTGTCGTCAATAGTAGTCGTACCAGCCGCGCTAAATCCGCAACTTGTATCGGCTCTTAAAACCTTTTGCAATGCTTGAGGTAGATAAATATTGATCTTACCTTTTACATTTGGGAAAAATTGAAATTCATTATACAGGTCTTTTCCTTCCAATTGAGGCTCATAAAAAAAGCTCTGCACAAACTCACGCCCTGCGTACGTGTGTGTTATATTGGATGTTAGTTGATTTGCCATGATTATAAATTATTTTTGATTTTTTTAATTGCCCACATTGACATGCTTGATCCTTGTGGCTCTTCTGTTTTCTTATTTTCTATCTTTTCGGTAGGCGCTTCAATCGTAGTTCCTTTAGCCTCGTACTTAGCGTTTTTAGCTTTCATCTCTTCAAGCTCTTTTTCCTTGGCTTCCATTTGAGCTTGTAAGGCTTTTAATTCTGCGTCTTTTTCAGCTTTAGCCGCTTCAACTTGTGCGTTGGCTGCGTCTGCAATTGCTTGAATTTCTTCTTCGGTGGGTTCAACTTTTTCAACTTTTTTAGGGCTGATTTTTGCCAGAACTTTATCCAAAAAAGAATCCACTTTTTCTTCTACTTGAGTGTTTTCATTTTCCATTTTTGAATTTTTTAAATTTGTTAATTTATACTTATAATCAGGGTAGCCCCTTTGTTTTGCGTTAAAGTCAATATTAGCAGCTATTGCGGTGGGTTGAAATACATTATCAATTAAACCGTATTCTTTTGCCTCTTCTGCTGTTATCCATTCTCCATGCCCTCCATCTGCTGCCATTAAAGTTTTAAATGTTTCAGGGTCTTTGCCGCTTCTTTTAGAATAAAGATTTTCCATTCTATCATCAACCTTATCTAAGAGGTTAATCATAGATTTTAAATCATTCTTATTCCCAAAAACACTGCCCATTGAATTATGAACTAAATACAGTGCGTTGTCTGACATTTCACGAACATCACCAGCTTGAGCAATTACAGTTGCGGCACTTGCGGTTAACCCATTTACTTTAGTTGTAACTTTAGCTGGATGTGAGGCTAATAAATCATGAATAGAAAACCCGTGGTTTACATCACCACCAGGAGAATTGATATTCACATTTATTTGAGTGGCTTTTATAGAAGATATTGCCTTTAATTCGGCTTTCATAGCTTCCTTAGAATTGGTTATGGTTTCTTCATCATCCCACCAATCAAAACCTATAATACCCTCTATATCAATATCAACCGTTTTTTCAGCTTTTGCCGTAATGGTTGACCATTTAGATTTAAAAAGTTCATTCATGTAGTAATTATACTACACTACTATATTAAGGTGTATGAAATTGTTTTAACTATGTAATATTTTTTACATATTTCGAGCGGCAATATCTTGATGTGTATTGCTTTATTACGTTATGGATTTGGCGGCTTTCTAAGTCGTATTTAACCTCATTTAGCATTGTCCAGTTAATAGTGCTTATCGTTTGGTCGCGCTCTTGGAAGTCGTGAACAATTGCAAAATCCCGTACTCTCTGCGTAGGCGCTATACCTCTATCAACTAAATGATATAATACATTTTCTAAACTTGTATTCTCCCCGTATTTCTTTTGTAAATCCTTGGTAAAATTCTTAATAAAACTTTCTACTACTTCTCTTTTAATTTCTTTGTTAGCCATTCTAAAGCTTTGTTTGCGGTGCAACTGAAACATTCTTTTCCTTTGTTTGTCTCAGCTTTCCAGATTAACCAAATTTGTTTTAAAATGGGGAAGTCCTTTTCGGGGTCGCCTGTTAATTGTTCAATTAAATTTTTTTGCATGTTTTTTGAAATACTTATATACCTTGGCAAGGTAACGACTACAGGATAGGCAAACCTTATCGCCTGTCAACTCTTCAAATATTACCGCGAGCCTATAAATAGCGTTTTGGTCTACGTTATATGTACCGCTTTTTTTAATAGCGGCTAAATGCTCTTTTATTTCTTCTTGGTAATCAATTACCATTTTCCTTTGGGACATTGTTCTAGTTTTAAGCTTGTCTTTAATTTAATATCACACTTACATACTCCGCATTGTTTACGGTTGAATAGTGTTATACCGAATAAACTAAATTTAGGCCTTACCTCTGGACATTGGCTACATATTTCTAGCCTTTCATTCTTTAGTTTACCTGTTGCCTTTTCAAATATTACCTTCATTTTTTCCTTAATAAATAGTTATAAATATTGGATTGTCCTATTGTTACTACAAAGTTGTTTACGTATTCCCAACCGTTTTTATCCATGTAGTTTAGTGCTTCAATCATAGAGTTAAAAACTAAAGCCTTGCCGTTATCGTCTTTAATAATTTGGGGCTTCATCCAACTATATTTTTGACCGTAATCAATAGTTACTACTATCTTTTGACCAAGTAAAGATTTATTATACCCTATTATTTTACAGTAGTTAATATCTAAGTCTTTGATTTTTACACCGTTTACATTTTGCGAATAACTATTTAAGGTTATTGCTATTAAAACCAAGGTTATTAATTTCTTCATATTTTTAAAATCCGCTTTCATTTTCAATTACATTTACTCTTTTTTGTGTGCTTGTTATATCTCCTTCGCTAACAACAACAGGAATACTTGTAATACTTTTAATTACCGCCCTTGCTATTTCATTGCTATCAAAACCGCCTGCTTGATTGTTTACAAAGTTCTGATTTACTTGTGGGCCATTTACATTTGGACTGCTTAAAGGCGTTACTTGAACCCTTTCTTTACCTCCTGGGTTATCACCGACCAAAAGTAGTTCAGGGCCATCTGTAACAAAGTCACCCCCTAAAGCTAATGGGGTCGCCCTGATTGCCGCCGCGTTGGCTAAACCTTGGCCTAGTGCTAATGCTGCCTGAGGTATTGTAAAAGGAAAGCCTGGGGGCGCTGCCAAAGCTCTGCCAGCACCTAAAAACGCAGAGATAACCGCCTGTTGTGCTTGTAATCGTCTTGTTTTCTTTGCTGCTTCTAGTTCTATTTGTTCTTTTTGCTTATTAAATTTTTCCTCAATAGCTAGTTTTTCTTCATCCGTTAGATTGGCGTTGTCTAATTCTGCGGCTTTTCTCTTTTCTAATTCTGATAATTGGGCGTTTGTTTCTTCATCTAATCGCTTTTGTCGGTTAGCAAATACTATTTGATTAACACTATCACTTATTTGTAGTGCAAAATCTTTGGCAGATTCTAATAATTGCGTTTGTTCTTGTTCTCCTAATCCGAATAATTGCTCAAATGGGCTTGCGGCTTCTGCTAATGGCTCAACAACTTCAATTATTTCGTTAGGGTCTACTTGTATTTTTAAATCTTTAGTAGGCTCAAAAAACTTTTTAAATGCCTTTTGTGCTACTTCATTGGCCTTTTTAGCTGTTTCATCTGCTTTCGCTTGGTCGGCTGTTGTTGTCCTTATGCCTTTAATGAAACCCTCACCCGCTGCCTTACCTGCTTGCTCGCCTACTTTTTCAGCGGGTTTGAATAGGGTTTCTTTACTGATTTTCTCAATAGGTTTCCTTTGTTCTACCGTTGCCTCGAAAGCCTCCGTATAATTTGTTGCTACATTTTTACCGAAGTCTATTATTGTAGCCTTAATATTTGTGAAGCCCTCAGAAAATGAACTTTTTATAGCCTCAAAATCTAAAGTAAACACACCCTTTAATATAC